TTGCATAGCCTACATATTTGCCACCTTTTGCTAGTGATTTTATCCCAGGAACATTAGCAATACCACCATATCTAGACTTTATATATCCAATTGCAGATATTGCTTGATCTAATGGATTTGTCCATTTGGTATATCCTTTTTTAGCATAGGCATCAAACGTTGATTCAATCATTTGAAACCAACCGCTAGATGGATGACCTGCTTTAGCGTTTGAATCCCAATTATTAGTAACATTTCTGAATCCTGATTCATACTTAGCAATAGTTTCCAATCCGTTAAGCCAGTTATCGCCTGAAACTCCTGCAAGGCCCATAGCCTTAGAAATAACATCTTTAGCTTGTGTTGGTGTTGCTGTCCCTTTAATATTTCCAACATCATCACTAAAGAGTTTTTTAACCCAGTCAACTGCATTAGATGCTATTGTTTTAGGCAAGTTAGTAATAATATCACTAGCTAAACCAATATTAGAACTCACACTCCCAGTAAACTTGGTAAACATGCTTTCAAGAAATTCCATTGGATGGGCTATGATTTTATCAGCATCTTCAAGCAGATCTTTGCCTTTATTGAATAACCCACTAAAGAATGAGCCAATGCCACTAGCATATTTAGGCAAGCCTAATGACTGAGCTAGTTCAAACGAACTATTGCCATTCAACACGCTTGTACCTTTTGGCAAAGGTACAATCATATTCCTTTGTGCAGGAAACATACCAACTTCGCCTGTAGGAAGTTTAAACATTTCACGATACTTTGAACCTTTTGCATCATTAACCATTGCTAAACCACCAGGGTGTGTACCTTGTGTGTTTGCCGTTCCTTTTGCGTAACTAGGTAATGGAATACTCCACGTACCCTTAATTTTACTTGCACCAACTTTATCTAATACCCAATTGATACCCTTTTCTAAGCCGCCTAGTAAGTCATTAAAAGGCTTAATAATTCCACGCGTTATGCCAACAAAGCTATCATGAACATCTTTAATAGCTCCACTAACAACACCCTTAATCTTGTCAAAAATTGATTTGAAAGTATTAAGAACATCGCCTAAGCGACCACCTGTTAGCTTGTTAATCCAATCGTAAGCACCCTTGAATACATTCTTCCAGAACTTAACTAAGTCATTAAGAGTATTCTTAAGGTCGCCACCAACTTTACCCCATTTTCCAGTCATAACATCATGCCATGTTGAGGTATAATCACCAACTACCTTGTAACCGTCTTTGAATAATGACTTGTGAGACTTCCACATAGAGGCCATTAAATTACCAGTGGTTTTTTTCATGTTGTTAAACCAGTCGCCAACCTTACCAACTCCATCTGAAGTTAATTTCTTGGTTGTATTCCAGCCATCACTGAAGGCATTCTTAGTGTTCTTCCACGTATTTGATACATGAGTGGCAATACCTTTCTTCATGTTTCCAAACCAGCCTGTAACATCCTTATACAAGTTTGTAACAACGCCAACTGTGTCTTTCCACAAAGCTTTAAAGAACTTAACAACGTTTTTCCACGCATCTTGTGCTGACTTGATTAGTCCATTAACAAAAGCTCTGAACTTAGCATTATGCTTATATAGTTCGACTAAAGCAACCGTTACAGCAGCAATAGCGCTAACAATTAGAATAAATATGTTTGCTTTCATTGATGCATTCAGTATCTTTTCGGCAGTGCTTGTAAATCCCAACGATTTAGTTAAACCAGCTAAACCAGTTTCTAGACTTTTAATCCCATTAAATATTTTTGTACTAGCAAAAGTAGCAATAAATACTGTTCCTAGGGCCTGTATTGCACCTTTATGGCTAGCAATTGTCTTTAACATACCCGAAACAGAATTCAATGGGTCTTTAGCTTTTTTACTGTTTCCAGTAAGATCGTTAAACACTTTTGAAATGTCACTTAGAGTATCTTTAAAAGTATTCCAAATGCCTAGTGCGAATGCCTTAGCAATTGATAGCACGCTACCAGTAATTGAAGAAATATCTTTTTGATGTTTAGAAATGAATGTAACTATTCCCGCGGCTTTAGTAGATAAATTGGCAATTCCCTTTCCTAATTGGGTAACTGCATTTTGTGTGGCTGGATTATCTAGTGCTTTATTCAAAGAATCTAAACCAGTCCCCGCAATACTTACCAGAGGCTTCATCAAAGCTTGCTTAGTATCAGACCATCCTTGCTGTAAATGATGCATAGCACCTTGAGAACTTTTATCAAATTCTTCACTATTTGATTTATAATTTTTGCTTGCATTATTCAATAAATCATTAAATTGTGAGGAAGTCATTTTTCCACTTGAAACTAGAGCGTTGAACTGCTCCTGCGATTTTCCACTTGCTTGTGCTAATGCGGTTGATAGGCCAGGAGCTTGTTTTTCAAGTCTTGCTAAGCTCGAAGATGTTACAGTTCCACTTGCTTCAATCTTACTCAACCCGGTTGCAAAAGCATCTGACTGTGACTGAGATAATTTTAATTTATCTGCTAAGCTACCCACGCCTTTAGCAAGCTGTTCAGTTTTAGTTGTGCTTCCGGTAATTCCATAGAATTTAGTAAGCATATTTCCTACAGCTGTTGCAGAAAGATTAGTATTCTCTTTTAAATCCTTAGTCGTGTTTGCCAATTGTTTAACACTAGTATCACTGATACCAATATTTTTCCATTTTTCAGCAACTTCATTAGCACTTTCAGCAGCTTCAAAACCTGACTTTGCCATTTCTCCAATGTTGGAAGTGAAAGAACTTACTGCACTATACAAAGCATTTCCAAGGAATACATCTTTTATCAAACTCATAGACTTAGAAGTATGCTTTGCTTCATCACCTACACCAGTAAGCTTTTCTTTAATACCACTCATAAACCCAGTGGGCTTTTTGTTCATTGATTCATTCAACTCATTTATTTGAGTTTTAGTTTTAGCAACTGCTGTTCCAGTTTCATCTAATCTTGTCTTTTGCTTTAGATAAGCTTCAGAGGTTGCACCAGATTCGCTAGCAATTCGTTTCAATTCACTTTCTTGTTTGTTATACTGTTCACTTAAATTGGAAAGAGACTGTTTAAGCCCTGATACACGAGCTTTGTTAGCTTCCTCTTGTTTGCCTTCTGCTTCAAGCCTTTCGGTGTATGCTTTATTTGCAGTCTCAGCGTTCTTGAATCCCTTTTGTAAATCAGCCAATCCACTTGAATAATAGCCCATGCTAGACTTAGCTTTATCTTGTTGAGATGTCAAAGAAGAAATCTGGTTGTTGGTAGAATCAATTTGTTTCTGCAACTTTAAATAAGTTTCAGCACCTTTTTGAGTTGTTGTGTCCAACCCTTCTTGGCGAGTTTTCAATTCAGCAATTTTCTGCTTCTGCAAATCAATTACATCGCCAATACCTTTAACTTTGGATTGCAATGCTCCTAATGTATCACCACTAGAACTCATCGCAGTCGCATTAGCTTTCCATGCTGATGTTGCGGAACCAACTGCATCTTTCAAACCTTTTAGAGAGTTTACAGCTGAAATTGTGTCTAATGCTACTCGCGTAGCCATTTCATTCTGTACTGTCGACAATTTTTAACCTCCTCTCATTCGTTTATGTGCTTCTACTGCACTAACAGCCCTGTCTTCACGAGGCTTGGCATTAAGAATGTCATTGAGTTCCTCAAATTCCATGTTGCCAGTTGTATCAATTGAAACACCTTTAAATAGCAACTGCTGTTTTAAATATTTGTAATCTTCTCTCTCATTTTTTAGGTCATAGATAGTCTTTCTATTGCGAGCTATTCTTTTTTTGGGTCTTTCTCAGTCTCCTGTTTATCCAACTCTATCTGTTCTTCTGTTCTGCCTTTAATTCGGCCAATTACATAACTCAAAAATTCACCTAACTCTGAGAAATCAACGTTTTCGCCTGCTTCTTCTACTTGTTTGTCAGTGAGCTTGAGCGTTTTTTGCAAAAATAAAAAAGCATCCTTTTTAAATAGACGCTCTTTCTTTAAATTCTCAATTGAAAACTTTAATTGTTCCTTTTCTGATAGTTGTTCAACATCTTTATCATTGTCAACGCTTAATTCAAGCAATTTAATCAGCATTTCGTCTGCTCGGTCTTGGTTATTAACACTACCTTTTACCTCAAAGATTTTCTTAAACCCTAACCCATTGCCCTTAATTTTTACTGTCATTTGAATTTCCTTTCTGTTTTCGTCTCACTTTTATCGTCTCTGTTTCATTAGTTAAAAATTATTTTATTACCCAGCTGGTGTAGAACTAGTTGGGGCAACATAGCCACCAAATACTTCTTTTCGCATAGCAGCTTCATCAAAACCATCAACCGCACTATAAAAATACTTATATGGGCGTTGTACACCTTTATCATCTACAAACACCGTTTCCCCAAGTGGGTCGAGGGCATCATATTCGAACGTACCATTATAATCAACCTCGGAGTTTGTATTCGTACCATGATTATGAGCAACTTCAATCATTTCACCATTTGCGAAACAATCGTAGAATAAATTACCATCCATATCATAAGAAGCCACAATAACCGCCACATGTGGTTTCTTCGCACTAGATAAAACGTACCCACCTTTGCCATCGGATACATATCCTTTCATTTTGGCCATAACAGAACCATCCATGTCTAACATAGTTAATGCCAAAGAAGGTGTTTGTGTTCCATGTGACATTCTCTTAGTTTTTCCATTAGCGTATTGAGGTGTTCCTTTTTCTTCTAAACCAGTGATATTAGCTGTCGTAGCACCCTCACCATCACCATCTGCGTGATAAACTCCACTAGCTGATAGCCCCTTTACAGCATCTGCAATAATATTTCCTGTATCGTCTAAAGTAGCAAATTCTACCCAAGCGATATTCTTAAAACTTACTCCAACTGGCATTTAAAGCCCTCCTTTAATGTCCTTGACAAAGTAAAAGACCTTGGTCCACTGTTTTGTGCCTGGGTCTTTTACTCGATTTTTAGATTGGTCTATTCTCCAACCATCATTTATAAATTGTTTAGCAATATTTACTTCTGCATCCTGTAAGTTAAAACCAGTTTTGAGAGAATAGAATATTTGTACTTCTACGCCTACTCTCCAACCTTTGAACGTTTTATTTGCATAATAAAAAGGCTCGTTGATATATTCCTGAATTAACACATCTGTTGTATCTGTGTTATTTTGAACTTCCTCAGGTATCGAGCCTTGATAAATGTTGTCTATAAAATTAAAATTTCCATCTTGAAATGTATTTTTTGCTTGAACAGCAGGCAATTGCATTAATCACCACCACCAGTCAATTTGTCATACTCTTCCATTTGCGCTTTAAGCACATCATCTTGTGCTTCTTTTCTAGCGTTATCTGCAAAGTGAGTAGCTGCCATATTTTTTGTACCATCATTTAAAAATCTAGCAACAAAAGCTTTCTTACTGAAACCTACCACGCTGTTACCGTTCTTTTCACCGTCAATATCAGTATTCTGTGCTACAACATTGTCTGCTAAGTGACCGTATTTAACATCGTTTCGATCTGTTCGATGTTTATCAGCTTCTGCTTTTAAATGTTTTGCAAGAACATTGGCACCAGCTTCTGTAATTTTTGCAGTGTCTTCTGTGCTAGGAATCTTTTTTGCTATTGTTCTAAGCCAACTATCTAACTGATTGTCTAGTTCAGTCATATGCTCACCCCACTTTGCTTGTTAATTTAACTGTCAAATAGTCATAGGACATATAATTCAAACTGTCATCTGAACTAATATCCAAAATATCATATTGCTGTCCATTGTATTTCAGTTTCAAGCTTTCATTAACATTACTGTTATGCCTAATTATCAAAACAATAGTATCCGTTAAATTAGTTCCTAAAAGCTGATACTGTTGGTTCAACGTGCGCTTGCTAGGATATGCCCACAGACTAAATTGAGATACAAATGTTTCTTTATAATCTCCTGTATTGTCATCTTCAACCGACTTGACAGTGCCAAACTCAATTCTCTTGTTGAACATGCTTGGCAATAATTTACGTGGCATCTGTATCACCCACCATCAAGTCATACAATCCACGAAGTTGACCAATTATACTATTGACAGTTAGATCAATGCTTACTGCTTGCACATCGGACAATGCCATTCGATATTGGTAATATGTTCCCGCAAGAGATAAGACAGCTGTATCTAATAAACTCGAAACTTTGCTGTCAGAATAAAAAGTATTTTTTTCATCATCATCGCCAACTGAGTTTTTTATAAAATTTTCAGCAGAACTTATATATCCATCTATCAAAGCATCATCATCAGTGCCATCGACATGAAAAGCATTTTTGAACATTTCAGCATCAACTGCCATAGTTTCACTTCCTTAAAAACCGCCAGAACTATATGCTCTCATTGTTTATTTCATGGGCGATTATTCATCTTCATACTGAACTTGTGCTTAGAATGTGCTTGTCAGCGTAGGCTTTTATGCGTTAGATGTAGCGCTAGCAGCAAAGTTAGCTTTCTGATCAGCAATCGCTGAAAACGATCCAGCAACGAAAGCATCGCTATCTGTTGTTTGAACATCAAATCGGTCAATAACCCGAATTTTTGTCTGGTCCTTCTCAAATGCTCCGCCGCCAATGTTAGTTGAAAGCAAAGAAGCGTTCTCACGATCAAACAAAGTAACAGCTTGAGAAAGATCTCCATAGTATAGAGGATATACGGGTGCAGCGGTTGTACCTGTGTTTGGTAGCCACTTGTCAGAAATCATAACTACACGTTTGCCCTTAATAAGCATCTGGTCAGGTTGCTGTGGATCTGGCTGTAGTAAGTAGCGACCCATGGCATCTTTAACCTTGCAGAGAACATTGCAACCTGAAACGTTAGTAAGCAAAAATGAAGTTGATTTAATAGCTGGGTCAACTGATGTGTTAATCAAGTCAATGATATCGTCAAACTTAGCAAGCGTTGGTTTCTTAGGAACAGTGTTCATAGCAGCAATAATCTTGGCATTACGAGTAACAACAACTTTTTTGGCAATCCACTGAGACAACCAAGCCAGAATGTTATCAGCTGTATCTTTTAGTAAGGAATTAGTTGCTGTTGTAATTCCTGCATAGCGGTGAATTGCATACTTGATAAGGGTTAAATTAGGATCATCATTATCACCGATTGTTGCTGTTTCATCATCCAAATCAGTAAGTGGCGTAACATCAGTCCATTTTTCATAAACACGAGATCCCGTCTGTGTTGATACTGCTTCCTTATTTACATATTGTTCCAAAGAGTCATATTGACGCACTAACTGATTGATTGCAGTCTGAATATCTTGTGGAATTGTAAGCCCAATAGCATTGCCAGATTCATCAGTAGAAGATGTCACCAAGTTAACAATCTTTGGGTCACCCTTGATCATTGCTTTAAAGTTCTTGACGAATTCATCTTTCAAATTCTTTTCTTCTTTGTTCAAGGGCTCAACATCATTTTTATCCATATTTGCTATTTCAAAAGCACGTGCATTTTTAAGCGCTTCATCTGCAAAGTTGCGGATTTTAACTGCTTTGCTGTATTCATCATTTACCTTTTCTAAATCTTCATCAGAAAATGACGTTGGGTCTGAGGCTAACTTAATAGCCATGTCTTGACGCTTGTCCTCAATGTTTTGAACATTGTTTCCTGCGTCGTCTAGTGCTTTTTTTAATTCGTTAATTTTTGGCATTTAACATGCCCTCCTTTTTTCCAAACAAAATAGCCAACTTGCTGTTTAAAGTAGGTTGACTATCGTCTGTTCTATTATTTTTTTCTTCACTTTGTGTTTCTGAAGCTGCCACACTATTGTCGTTCTTATGCAATAGTCCTTTAACTTTAGAAACAATCTCTTTATTAAAAAGTGCTTGGCCATTAGCGATGTTTGCAACTGTAGCAGGCTGCTTGGCAAACATAATTTCATCAGCGAATCCTTGTTTAACTGCATCTTGTGCATTTATCCAAGTTTCATCTGACATCATTCTGTAGATATCTTGTGGATCCATACCAGTTTTTTCTTGGTAAACATTAACAATAGCTTGGTCAGTTGAATTTAGTCCTTGAAGATCACTTGATAAGTTATCTGAATTACCTTGGGAAACTGTTGAAGCTCGATGAATCATAAGTTGACCTGTAGGAGATATTTTAACTGTGTTACCAGCCATCGCAATAATTGACGCTGCGCTTGCAGCTAAACCAACAATGTTAACTTCTACATTCCCAGAATAGTTTTTCAAACTTGTAAAAATTTCCGAGCCCGCAAATACATCTCCGCCAGGAGAATTAATTTCAACAGTAATTGGTTGTCCATTTGCATTGCTGATTGCATCGGCAATATCAGTTGGGGTAACTGTTGAATACCCAAAAAATTGATATACCTCTGCATCGTCATCACTTGATATAACACCTTTAATCGGTACTGCTGTCATCATTATCACCTCCTTCCGATGGTGTCCCAACAACTACTTGTTGAATAGGCTGTTGTTTAGCTGCTGGCATGTCTTCAGGAAGATATCCTGCATTTTGTAACAACCAAGAAAATTGATTGTTTGCTAAACCACCACTCTTTGAGATGTTAGCAAGCGTAGTAGCAAATCCATCTCCTAATGGATCTGTTGCAGCTCTAACATCCGCTGCAATGTCGGCAGAAAGTTTGTCATTCAACTCACTAAGAATTGAACGCAGATAGCGATTAAGTGCAATAGTATAATCATCTCTTGCCATTTCTGAACTTGATTGTTGATCGCCACTGCCATTTAAGAAACTATCCGGAACTCCATACACTTTTGCAATTTGTGTTGATGTCCAATTAACTTGGTTGAGCAAATTAGCAACATTCGACTGAATCTGTAATGGTGTATAGTCTTCCAAATCATCTAGAACTATTGGCCCACTATCAGAGCTTTTTATTTGTCGCATAAAATTCTGTGAACGTGCTATTTTAGCTTTTAAATTTAATAGCCCACCATTTTTTATTTTCAAAACGCCAGGAGAAATAACAGACTGTGCTAAAGCAGAGAGCGTTAAATTGTCCGAAGATTTTTTGATCTCTAATTCATTTGCTAAAGCACTTAACGGACTCATTCCCGTCATTCCACCATTCTTACTCATTAAGCGCATATGAATCATATCTGCTTGTGGTATTGCTTGAATTACCCCAATTTGTGGTTCATCAAATGAAACGTCATATATGAGACCTGATCCGTCTTCTAATAAAAAAGGGCTGACTTGTGATGGCCTTAAATACTCCCATCTCAAATCAACTCCGTTTACATTTCTCCAACGATAAGCAAAACATTCTCCAGCTAAAAGCAGTTGTGCAAACATAGACTGCCAAAAAGCATGTGTATTTGAAGTAACACTTGGTTTATCAAGAATTCCCTGTGCTCTCGGCATATTAGCTTTTAACTTAACTGTTGCTAAGTCTCCTGAGAGCTGCATGACAATTGAAAATATATCTGAATTATGAAGTGCTCTACTAGCACTAACGTATTTTGAATGATCTCCTGGACTCAAAAAATTGATTATGTCAGGATCGTCAAAAGGAATACTTTGTGCTCCCAATTCCAAACTATTTAAAATCTTGGGCTTAAATATTGGCATTAATTACCACCTCCCTTCACTGAAGAAATCAGTTCAGAAATAAAGCCCAAAATTAAAAGCGAAATTGCAATTGCAATAATTCCTATTTTGATGCTAAACATAAACGCTCCAATAACGCCCATAAGTAGCGCTAACACGAAGCAAATCACATCAAAATAGGTGCTAATCAGTTTTAATAATGGTTTAAATAACACTTAATCACCTCCTAAAAGACCAGATTCAGGATCATTGAACCAATCTAAAACTTCCTGTTGTGTCATTCTATCAACCTGTTTCGACTTATCGTTCGCTATCCCAAAGTCCTCAAAATGGTACATTGCCTGATAAAGTGCATCAATGATTGCATCAACAACATCAATTTTGTACGTTGCGCTTGCTTTATCAACTTGGATACCAATTTTGTCTTCTACAATTTGTGCATTAATTAATGCTTTCTCCATAATCTTGTCATCAAGCCTTGTTGCTGACCCTTCAACAAATATCTTTTGCAGAAATTTAGTAGGATCTTTTAACTCACCAGTTCGTTGACGAATTGGTGTAAGTGGGAAACTAGTATTAATATCCATTTGCTTGGTAACGTTAGTTGCTCCAAAAGTATCGTAACCAAAAAAAACAGCCTCTAATTGATTGTCTTCTACATAATTCAATATCCAGTTATAAACTTGATCATCATTAATCATCCCTTGTGGGTGGCTGGTAATTGTACAGAAGCCTTGCTTAGCAAGCTCACGATAATTTATACCATCTTGCTTTTCCTTGGCCTCAATCGAGCCAGCTTTCTGCCATGGTATAAACGAATGCTGCTCAATATGCCACTTATTATCATGTGGATATACAAATGCAATTGCAGTGTTATCAGAAAACATAGAATAGTCAAACCCCATATACACTTGTCTGCCTTTTCGATTAAATTCTGAAATGATTGATTTTTCAATATCGCCTAGTTTTAAAAAACTGTTGGTTGCTTCTTGTAACCATAAATTCAAGTTTTTGTTTTGAAAATCGGCAACATTTCCTGACAGCATATCACTATCACGTTTATCTTGCAGCCCTTGCATTAGGACTTCTTTTTGACTATCAAGATATAAGAGGGGATTGCTTTTAGCCCAAGTTTCAGGCTGAAATGTTTCTCCTAAACTGTCTTGCGCCCATATCAATCCCAAATAACTATCTGCATCACGATTAAAGTCTTGTTCCATAGCCTGCTGTATCATTTTCTGGTCTTCATGAAACGGAACACTAGGATCAGGATAAGATGTCGATATTTGGATAAATTGCCTATTAGGAACTTTAACTTGTCCTGATATAATCTTAGAAATTTTGTCTCTTGTTTTTATTTCACCAATTTCATCAAAAATAGCTGTGGTGAAATGGAAACTATCATATTGCCCCGACTCATGGCTTATAGCTCTGAGAACATTGTTATTATTTTTCATAACTATCTGATCGCTTTGAATTGACAGACCAACTTCATTAGCCAAAGATTTGAATGGCTCAATCTCAATAATCTTTCTCATCATAGATTTTATATATCCAAATAGCTTATTTGTTTGCTTGAAATTAATAGAAGCTACTAAATAATCTTGATTAGACAATCCTATGCTTTCAATAAAGTATGAGTAACACATTATGATAGCCATTTTGTAAGTTTTTCCTTGACCGCGTGCAACTGAATCAATAACTCTGCTGAATCGTTTGCCACCTTCTTTATTACGCCAGCCAAACATCTGACAGAATGTAAATTCTTGCCAGTCCATTAATTTAGTTGGCTCGCCAGTGTCAACGTTAGGGGCAATGCTGGAAAACTTTAGCAATTTTTCTGCCTCTCTAACTGAATAATGATAAGGAAAGTCATCATTACCTTGCCTTTTCAAATCTTGCAGATGTCTAAAACATGCCAACTTCATTAAATATCCACTAACTATTTTTTTATCCAGCACATTGAAACAATATTCTGTTCCTGCATCATGATATTTTTCATGTATATCAGAGTAGTCAATGCTTTTGTACACACCTATAACATCATGCGATTGTGTAAGATCAATTTTCACAGCATCACCACCTTTTATTTATATTTTATATGTATTAAAAAAGCCTACTTGCCAAGAAATTCTTTTAAGCTCTCAGCAGCGGACTTCTTATTTTTATCAACAACTTTTAAGTCTAAGAACTCGCTCCGTGCTTTAGGACTTAGCCCAAGTTGTGCTCCTACTCTCGTAAGGTTTGATAGTGCATCGGAATATATCTGATATGACGGGTTTTTCTTGTATCCTTGAAAATCTTTAGCAACTATTGAACCATCAACAGGGCTCAAAGATGTTTTATATATTTCTTGTACTAATCCTTTGTCCTGCAAGTGTTGGTAGGCTTTTCTATATGTTTCATACGATGAGCAATATAGCTCCGCAAGGTTGCTATCAATTTTCTTGATTCCTCGTTGTTCATTTAAAACGGGGATAATCTTTCGCCACATTGCAGCACCTATTTTCCCTAACTGCTCAGGCGGAGTTTTACTTAAAAGCCCATCATTTTGGTCTTTAAACGTTCTTTTTACGATTTTTAACACTTCCCTTTATTTTAGGGTTCACCCCCTTATGTTTTTTGAAAAAAATTAGTCTGCGCCATAAAATGACGGCAATGTGTGGCTCTCCTTGCTTTGAAAATAGGCGGGGGTGATAAAAATTTCAAGGGCTCATGCTCCCAATATTTTAATTCCTTTTTCAACATTGCAGTTTCGACAAGCGAGCTTAACATTTTCCCAAGTATTTGTTCCACCTTTGCATATTGGGATTATATGCTCAATAGTTGGTGCATCTGTTCTATTATAATCTTCTGTCAGTGCAAGATGCTTACCACACAGATAGCACTTCCCCTTGTCTCTAATGTAAAGCCGTTGCAATGATATTGCTTCATACTTCCCATTTGCTTTAGCTCGCTCATAGCGTTTGCTTTTGCGTGCACTCTTGTCATGGTTTTCTTTTGCCTTCCTACATTTAGTCGAGCAATAGCATCTACACATTGAATGAGCAAGGAAAACATTGCCACACCATCTGCAAGGTATGTAAATATCAGTAGTAAAATGTTTGTTCATTAGACTATCGTATTTTTCCCTATCACTGTTTATTACGCACATAGATGCTGAGTGACTGCACACCGAGCAATGCCATTTCTTTTTTCTAATCGCACTGACATAAGCATAAAACTTAATGCCTGTTTGTTTGCACATAAGTAATACTCGATAATTAAAATGATTGTCGTTGGCCTTGAACCCACTGATATATTCAACGCCAGGATGCAATAGCGATATTTTATTGGCGAATGCTTGTTCACGCTGCATAGCGTTTCTTTTATATCTAAGCGTACTTGCACAGCTTTTGGAACAAGTCTTTGTTTTCCTGTGATCCGTTTTAAATTCTTTGCCACAGATTGTACATTTTTTAATATACATAATGCAACACCCTACTTAACTTATATTGTATAATATCATTATATAACTTTAATATTGATAATGCAATACTCATATTGTATAATAAGCTTGAGGTGTTTATTATGAAAAAAAGAATGACATTTACTCTTGACGAAGAGCTTCTAATTAAATTAAAAAAGGTTTCAGAGGACACTATGATTCCACAGGCTAAGTTAGTTGAAAAAGCTATCAAGCAAGTTATTAAAGAATATGACAATTAGTCATGTTCTTTTTTCATGAGCATATTTATAATCTTTATATCTCTAATTGGTTTGATACTTTTAAGCTCTCTGCCTTGACCTGTGCCATAGTATGATTGTTCCCAGTCTGTCTTAGCTCTCATGGGATTCACACATTGGCACTGTTAATCTCCACTTACCATCGCTAGTTTGTTCTGGCTTAATGGTCTTAATCAGATGCTTTACTAGTTTTCCAATCAATGCATTAGGGCTGTCTGCTACAATCAAGTATGGTGTCTGGACACTGTCTAATACTTCCGGTGCTTGCATTGCTAGTTCACTAGCAACTTGTCTTGTAACATAATAATCTTTAGAATGCTTTCCATTTAAAAATCGTTTACTAAGTTCACCATCAGTACCAACAAGCACACCAAGTAGCTCATCGTTTATCTTGCCGTAATCTTTTTCACCATTCATCTACATTCTCCTCCATTCATCATCAGTAAAATCCTGTTAATGTCTGTAATGGGTTCCACATCTTTCAACGTATTCCCATCACCAGTCCCGTAATACTTTTGTTCCCAATCAGTCTTCTTATGATGGCACTCTCTACATATCACAGCAAGGTTATTAATGTCTGCTTTGCTATCCAGCTGTGCTTCCACGGGTACAATATGGTCCACTGTTTTACTATTAGGTGTAAGCTTGCTGATTGCTTTACAGTATTGACATAAATAATGGTCACGCTCCAGGACTTGCTGTCTTAGATGTGACCACTGTCTTGTCCTGTAAAAGTTATACTGTTCACGCTTGTTCTCGTTGCGATTACGTGTAACTGTATTGTACTTATGCGTTTGTGCTTTGCTCCTATTATTGTTAGACCACTTCTGTCTGCTTGCTAGATACTCAGCCTCATGTTCAAAATGCTTCTCGCAATAATGATTAGGATATTGAACCATATTATGACAATTAACTTGTCTACATCTTCTGTATCTTGGCATATATCATTTATCCTTTGCTTTAATAATCTCGCCTATTGTTACTTTAAATTCTTCACACTTCAATTCTCTATCTAGTTCACGTAACAATTGCAGTTCTTCATTGCTACTCACTAGTCCGTACTCACTGTCTTTTTTCATCTCATATAATCACT